CTATCTTTTATAGTTGCGATCTAAAAGACGCAACAGATAGGGTACCAATAAAACTTCTCTCTTTCGTTTTAAGAGGATGATTACCAGATGAAACAGTAGACTCTTGAGAGTTTATCATGAAAGGCCTTCCATTTAAGGTTAACCAGGGTAATGATACAATATATATTCATTACAACGCTGGGAACCCAATGGGGGCTTACTCTTCCTGAGCAACCTTTGCACTTACTCATCATTATATTGTTTTTGAGTGTGCAAGGGAAGCTAGGATCCCATGGAAACAGGCAAAATACTGTATCCTTGGAGATGATATTCTCTTCGGAGATCCACGCTTATACCGGATTTACCGCCGAAGAATCAAAGACTACGGTATTCCAGTCTCAGAAGCAAAAACACATGAGAGTAAAACTCTCCTGGAGTTCGCTAAGAGGTGGATATATCGTGGTACAGAGATTACTCCTTTTCCTCTTCCCGCTTTAAGAGAAGCCAAGAATAAAATTTCATCCTTGGTACCTCTCTTAATTGCAGAAGGAATAAGGGGCTACACCCTAAAGTGCGAGGTCCCGGACGCCATTTCTTCATGGTTGCGAATATATTATGGCAATTGAAAAGCAAGTAAAATTACTCTTGCTCTCAAAACACCATACTATAATAAGCTTGAGGGACGTGCCTGTGTTATGGAACATGTCATCTATTATTTTAGGGGGAAAATCTCCCACATGAGAATGTTCGATGTCGTATGTAAATACGCTCGACCTAAAGATAAAAGACGATTACCTTCTAACCTTGCGAAAGCATTGTTAAAAGGTCTGTTTCAAACACGGGTCGTCACCCCCATGAACCGGTATATATCTGAGAACTCAGCTTCCTTCATGGAAGCTAGATTCGGTGGGATCAATGATCACATCGAACGAGTTGCTCAGTTATATTCCGCTAAGGAAGACGTCTACCTTAGTGAAGATCTGGAACTTAGGTTGCCTTGGTCTGAGATACATTTTCGCATAATAAAGCAGGCTAATAAGATAGTAAACCTCATGAGTGATTCAAGTTCGGAAAAATTACCCGACTTGGGTTACGGTTATCAGTTATTATTAAAATCTTTAACTGTACCTGATCCCCTGGCTATATTTCGTACCAGGAATTACCATTTGGTTAACATCTTTAATGCCGGCTTTGCGAAGTACCTCTTAACCCAGGTAAGAAGCCCTAAGCCTATGGATCCTTATATATTAAAGAATCCTATATCCAAACAGGATACATTCGAGAGAATCGAATGGACTTGGGAAAACTTCTTAACGGACGATCCTCAATCATTGGAAGATAATTGAGTCGAACCGCCGTTCAGTTATCATTATGCCTATCGGCATTATTATAACATGAACAAACCTGAGAAGAACGTCAGACAACCTGTCCGACCAAGTTATGACGAATCCACTATGATCCGATACGTAATTAAAGGATAGGAGCTCCTATAAGGAGTAAACCTAAATCTAAAACTACTTATCGTTTCACCATGAACTCTAATCATCCCCTGGTGGGTCTCGGCCTTCAATCGAGACCCCTCGCCTTAAATTCCCGGTCTGTGTCTACTTCCAACTATCTGGAATCCTATTCGGATCCCCGGACTTGTTTTTCCAAGTCAAGCCCTTGGATAGGAGGAAATAGCCACTGACCGGTAGGGGTAGGCGAGGTAGATCCTCTGCTCCTTAAAGTATACACGGCCATGATAATATACATGTGCGTGAATACCAGGAGTAGAG